TGTTACTAGGAGAATAAAAATGACATCAAAAACAAAAAAAGCCAAGAAAACAATGACCAAGACTCAAAAAATGACACCTAAGCAAACGCCAAAAACCACTCCGAAAAAGACAACGACAAAAAGCAAATAATGACAGAATTTAAAACTGAAAACGAGGCACTGGAATATTTCCATAAAAATCCAGTGCTTATCGATTTTGATTTAAATGCATTACTTAAGTATGCAAATGAACTGGTAAGGGCCGATGAAGCGCAAATGGCGCTTCGGATGCTTGAGACTTGTTTGCCTGGATTTTATAGAGACAATCCGCCGTTGGCTGTTGTGGCTTTAAAGCATGAGATTTTATCGCGTATTAGTTTGCCATCTACATATGCCAATCACCATGAAGAGCAAAAGAATGATTTAAACATCATTCTTACAATGAAAAAAAGCTTACGTGGCGCTTTGATTATTGAAGATGTCAAAAGACTAAACAACAATGGATTAATTCCACAGATTGTCGATTACGGGCCTGGCGAATATTGGCTTCCGATTATCCTAAAATCTGAAAACTTAAATTTTAAGTACTTACCAATCTATCTTGATCAAAACGCCTTTTCGTCGATGCGACAATATTTTAATGACGTGCTTATCAGTACGCCAACGACCGATCAGCCGATTATGTATACGGCGTTAGAAATTATTGAACACCTTTGGAATGAAAATGACATCGTGGCGGTAATAAATAGACTTAAAGTAGTACCTGATATAATTCACGTAAGTACGCCAAAATACACGTATAATGTACTTGTAAGAGATTGGCGTGAAGAGATACCGGAATTAGGTCATTTACGTACGTATACGCCTAAGGAGTTTAGTGTACTACTACGCAGTATGTTTCCAATGCATCATCACACTTATATAGATAGTAAGGTCATGCAAATGCGCATGGTCTACCAATTCACGCCTTTTCAATCGATTTTACAGACTAACCCACAGGACGTTTTAAATTCAGTCATGGAGACACTCAAATAAATGACATTACCTAAGGTCTCAATCATCATTACGGCATTCAATAAAGACCACAAACGGTACTTAGATGCGTGTGTGGCATCGGTTAAAAATTTAAATTATCCAAAAGAGCTTTTAGATGTCTCGATTGTAAGTCATGTTGAATACAATCCAACTTATCCAGACACCAAAACCATAAATTTTCCAGACAAAAATTATCATAATCCTGCGGCCTTAAATCGTGGGTTTAGAGAAGCCGATCCCGATTCGAAATTCTTTTTGATGCTTAACGATGACACGATTGTAACTAAAAATTCTTTAAAAAATATGATCAGTGTTGCAGTAGATGAAAATTTAATCGTTGGGCCAATCGCTCCATGCGATAACTATTGGCTCTACTATTTGCATTTCTCGTTTGCCTCAAACAATGAATTTATCGGCCTAAGTGAGCGCTTTTATAAGTATGAGCACTTAGCGCCTTACATTAACGATCTAATGAATGCTGAAAGTCATTATCCAAAAGGCCTTTTGTTTCAGCCCTTCCTTTGCCTATTCGCCCACTTAGTCCCAAGAAAAGTATGGAACGCCGTTGGTGAATTCGATGAGAATTTCAAAACTGGCCAAGACGATGTTGATTATTGTTGGCGTGCACGAAACAAAGGTTTTTTAAGTGCAGTTGCCTTAGATAGTTTCATTTTCCACTTTGGCGGTATTAGTAGTGATAAAGGAATTGACCAAGCCACACGCCAAGCGAATCAGGCTTATTTTAAAGAAAAATGGGGAGTCGCTCCGCCATGCTAGTCGGTAAACGATTTAATTATCTAACCGTAGCCGAAGAGCCGATTGGGCCAAAGATGCTTTGCGCTTGTGATTGCGGCACTAGAAAAGTCATAAACAAATACGCCGTTTTTCATGGGCATACAAAATCGTGTGGTTGTTTAGGCAGGCGAGTTACGGCTGAAAGGCAAACCGTTCACGGCATGTCCAATGATCCTGTTTACATGAGCTGGAAAAAGATGCTTAGCCGCTGCAATTCGCCTAAGGCTAAAGACTATAAATGGTACGGCGGGATCGGTATCACCGTTTCAGAATCGTGGCACAAATTCGAAAACTTCATTAACGATATGGGAATGCGGCCAAAGGGAATGGTGCTAGACCGCATTGATCATACCAAAGGCTATTCAAAAGAAAATTGCCAATGGACTACTAAGCTAGAGCAAAACAATAGAGTTAGACGAAATCGCATTTTAACAATAAATGGTCAGCAGATCACGATGGCTAATGCGGCTAGAAAATATAAAATTCCTTATTACACTTTACGCTCTAGAATTCACATTCTAAAATGGGATCATGAAAAAGCCGTTAACACACCGGCAAAATAAATAATGACGGAACTAGAAGAAATATTAGCCTTCATTCTTATGTGGTTAATTTTGTTCTGGATTATCTGCGTTTTTTGCCAATTCAACTAAAGCCCAGTTGACTTGTGTCTATCAAAAGGCGTGCAATCTTTTAATGACTAACAATCCAAAAGACAGAGCACGTAAAGCTTTAGAAAATTACTATACAAAACAAATAAAAAAATCTGGTCCGCCAAAGAAGAACCGTAAACCAGAAAAAGAAGTCGCCAAATGGTGCATGGACTGGATGCGCTCTCAAGATTGGTCTGTACAGATCGTAGAATCTAAAAACACCTATAACCCACAAGCTGGTAGATGGGTTTCGTCATCGACCAAAGCCGGCACCGCAGATTGTCTTGGCACACTACCAAGTGGTACTTTCGTTGCCATTGAATTTAAATCGCCTGGGCGCTTAAGCACTTTCAATGCTGATAAAAATGTACGCCAACGCGATTACATCATTGAAAAAATCCATACATATTCTTTTGCCTGTGTAGTCGATAGCGTTGCGCGCTTAAAAGAAATCTATGATGCGTATGTGTCAGCGCTAGAAGTTTCTAAAGACAAAGCTAAAAATGTCCTCTTAAATTATCTACCTTAAAGAAAAATAAAAAAGCCCATTTAAACCAGCAGTAATTTAAATGGGCTTTACGCAAACTAAAACAACTGAGGATATACAGTGAATAATAGCAGATCAAATTTAAACTACCGATAGTTTCTAAGCAAACCAAAAACACTAGCACTAGGGGATATGGGGTAAAGCGTTATGGGTTTTGAAGATATTCGTAATGAAATGTTAAATAAGGGTTTAAGTCCAAATGAACTTATAGCCGATGGCACAATCAAAAGATTTAAAGCAAACGCCGATGATCATGGCAAAGCCGGTTGGTACATCGGATACCAAAACAAAACGAATTCCGGCGATGACTACTTCGTTTTTGTTTATGGCAATTTTAAAACTGGCGAACGTTACACGTCTCGGCCAAACAAAAAACTAGGCCCAGATGAACAAGCACAAATTAAAAAGCAACTTAAAGAAATAAGCCGAAAGGCCAATGAAGAAAAAGAAAAAGGCCAAATAGAAGTTGCGAGAAAAATATCCTATGAGTGGAATGGCAAACAACTTTCGCTTCCGTCACTCTACATTCAAAACAAAAAAATCAGCGATGATGTGTTGGCCAAAAGTGATATTAGATTTGATATCATTGACGGCGAAAACGTTTTGCTAATTCCCGTTATCGATGTCGATGGGCAGATTTGGTCAGTTCAAAAAATTTGGCCAGATGGCTCAAAGCGGTTTGAAACAGGTGGAAAAATTAAAGGATGCTTTATGAGCATCGGTTATTTGGAAGAAACCGCTCCAATTTATCTTTGCGAGGGATACGCAACCGGAAGCTCAATTTATCAAGCCACCAATGGTTTTGTGGTTTGCGCATTAAGCGCTAATAATATGGAGCCGGTTGCGCGTGACCTTTTAAAAGCGCATCCAAATCGCAAGTATATTGTTTGCGGTGATGATGACCGTTTTGGCCAATCCAATGCCGGACGCAAAGGCGCACTTGGCGCTGCTAAAATATTAAACGCTAAATGCGTTTTTCCAAAATTTGATGATGGCATTAGTGGCACCGACTTTAATGATATGCACATAGCCTCTGGGTTAAAGGCAGTAGCCGATGTCATTTTTGATGATGTTGGCGCCGCGCAAGATGAGTACAGTCTTTACAAAGAATTTTTTGAAAAGAAATTTAAAGGAGCTAAAAAAGACATCATCTCTCGCGAATTCCTATGGCTAGATCATGGTCTTTGGCAGTCGCCACTTAATTGGCTTGATGCAATTAAGTCATATGCAATTGATGAAAACCTTAATCATTCAAAAATCCAATTCCATCTTCAAAGATACATTTCAGAATTACCGTATGAGCCGTTAATGAATATTCCTGAATGGGATGGAGAAGATCGGATTGCCGCTTTAGAGCCCTTTATAAAACTTAAAGGCCAGCCGTGGTCCGTATTTGAAGATGCTTTTAAAGAGTGGGGAGCCAACGTCTTTAGGCGGCTATTCGATGAAGGTGCACAAAATAGATGCATAATTTTAAAAGGCACTCAAGGGCTTGGCAAAGACCGACTGCTTAATAGCCTTTTAAGTGGCTTTAAGCCTTACTATTCAAAATTCTCCACTAACCGTGATGAAAGGGCCATTTGGGATCAGGTGACTGGCAATTTGGTCTTACATATTGAAGAGTTTGATCAAACTGGCTCTATGTCAGTGGCCTTTTTAAAGGATTTGATTACCCGCGATTACGCTACATATAGGTCAGCATTTGAACGCAAAAACCTAACGCGTAAGTGCCATGGAAGCTTCATTTCAACTGTCAATATTGACTCAATCTTGCGTGATGAGACTGGAAACAGGCGTTTTGCGGTATTTGAGATCGAACATATTGATTGGGACTATCCAAAGGATATTGGGCTTCAGGTTATGGCTCAATTCCATGCCCTCTATTTGCAAGGCTATAAGGCTAAACCAGAAACATGGCTAGCCGTTACTGAAGGTAATATTCAGTTTGAACAAGTCGATATCGTCCCTGAGCTATTGGAAATATGGGATGAGAGATTAAAGACCATGATGACTTTTGGGGATCGCGATTTGTCGTTCACTCTTGTTGCGCCAGTGGTGTCTGATTTATGCAAAATCAGTGGGTGGAAAACCAAAACAATTTTGTCGATTTTGAAGGTCAATAATAGATCCAAAAAAACAAAGAATGGGGCGCGTTATTGGCCCAAAAAAGAGGGTGACCGATCGACCACCGAAAACAATGTGGTGACCGGACAATTTACGGCTGCCCGTAGCGTCAAGAATTATGCGCCGCAGGGTGACCGGACACCCAATGACATCGGTCACCCGATCGGTCACCACTTAACCAGTGAAGATGACTTACCTTTTTAGTATAGGTGACCTGATGACCTGTATATTATATAAAGTAAACTATTTTCCTAAAAAAAGGGAATCCAATTGGAAAGGCTATTTTGGGTAGTATTTATAGGAATTAAGAAAATACCGTTTTGATCGGTCACTCCGGTCACCCTTACTTTTGATGGATTTTCTTTATAGTTTGGACGCTTTGTGTTAACATTCTAAAAGTGAGCAAAGAAAAGTGGGAACAAACTTTGATAGAAGCAGACTTAAGCAAGGATCCGTTTACTGCTGAGATGCAGCTCATTTACATGGATCAAAAACCCACCAATGAGATATTGAAAGCCATTTTCAATTTGAAGAAGTTGATTATTTTTGAGGCATTCCAAAAAACTGAAGGTAGCGACTAAAGACAAAGAATTTCTTCTAGCGGCTGATTAAACGTCACATCAGCCGTGTGCTTATAATAAAAGCAATGAAGTCCACCATATTGCTCACCGCCATCATAGGTGGACTCTAATAGGGTCAGCCCATTATCGAATAGGTGTGAGCCGGTGGGCATATAGCTATAGACCACATAGCCATCAGGTACGCCATTAAGGTCTAAGGCCGATTTGCCAGTGCAGCTAAATTCGCTATGGCCGTCATCAGATACGGCATAGGCGCAATCCATCTTTGGGTAAGTACCGCATTCAAATACCTGAGCATTGAGCGTACCCCATTGCCTAAACGCGTACGAGCCCGTCTGAGGTGCGGCACATCCAGATGGAGCTGATAGGGCTGCTTCACCATTAGCGCTTGATGGTGGGGCTTTAGCGCAGTTTACAAGGCATGTGCTTAAAAATAAGACAAGGAGAGTCAAAATAAGCTGGTTCATGTACACCTCGACTTTTATCTTGCTTTATTAGACGCTTTGTGTCAAGATTATTGAAGAGGTGGCAAATGAAGAACAATCAATTTAGATGCAGCTGTTGCAATGAAGTAAAATCGACTAAAACCATGGTTATGATCCCATGGGCAAGATCTAGAAAACATTATGAATTAAAAAGGAGTGGGACAGACACAACGCAAATGGTAGGCGTATGCAAAAAGTGCGCGTCACTGCAGGATCCAAATGAAACAGGACGGGCGCTGATCAGAAGAATGGAGTACATTCAGATGCTACAAGCGGTACTTTGAGTATTATGATTGGCCCAAAAAAGTACAGCTTCGAGATTGATATTAGCTCATGGGCCGATAGCGGCCTAATTGATGCCAAACCCTATTGGCTTGGATGGGACTGCGCTTACGCTGAAGGTAATTCGTTGGATGAGTTATTGGATAATGCTCAATTGACCACCAGTGATCAGGATGGTGGTGAAGGACCAACTTATACTAGTGGCGATTTGTCTGATGCAAAGTTTGAAAGTTTAAAGGGTTTTATTAAAGACGCTATGGATAAGCAGCATGACCGCAGACGCGGTAAGTTTAGAGTAATTTCTGGTCTCCAATCTGAAGGATAAATGCCGATAACGTTTGAGCAATCATTTCATTAGCATCACGGCTCGTGAATTCGTGAACGCCACTTTCAAACATATATGCATGTACAAGCTCATGCCAAAGCGCACGTTTAAAAGCCTTTTTGTTATCTTTTAAATTCTCATCGATCAATATCAAATACATATCAGGGTAAGTCATGCCCTCAGCGTTTTCTGTTTCAATTAAGCCTTTGGCAAATTTAATTTCGTAAACTTCAGTCAAAACCTTTATCTTTTTAGGCAATTTCATTTACGCATCCTAAAGTTATAGATTTTAGTGATGGCAGTGAGGAACTCGTCCAAGGTCAGAACTGATTTTAGTTTATTGCATACACTACAGCACGGCACACAATTCTCTAAAGTATAGCCTTTAGTATTGTCTAATCGGTCGATACCGTTTCGTGGCTCTGTAACCATCTTTTCTTTAGCCCAACCTGTTTGAGTTTTTTTGCCAGCATAAACTGTCACAGAAACTATTCTTGGTTTTGGTTCTTCACCGCAAAAGAAACAGGCTTTTGAGGAAATGGTGTCAAACTCGTTAAAGGTTAATTCAAAACTGCGATTGCGACGACGGGCGCCCCGAACATAATCTTTAAAGAAACTATTTACGTACTTTCTAGTCCGTAAGTTAGTCATTAAAGACATGTTGACGTGCCTAAAGTTTAGGCTAAGGCTAGTTTTAAATAAAACTAGACAATGATATTAAAACACATACTCTCTAAACATACAGACACCATGGATAACACTCCAGATGACTACATTTCGACGGTAGAAAAGCGATTATGGTATGCTGTGTTGGCGTCTTATTTTGTGGATGCCTCAATGAAAAGATTAGATTCGAGAGACTGGCAATATTTATTGTTCCAAGCGCAATCGGATTGGACTAAAGCAATTTGTAGTATGATTGATTTGGATCATGATTTTTTTCTTGATACGCTGATTAAGTTTAAAAATTCAGGCAAAAAATTTACGATGGGTACGGTGTTTGAAAAAGAACAAACCTAAAAACAAAGTAGGCGCTCCCACAAGTTATAAGCCCGAATACTGTCAACAAATATTGGATTACTTCGGCGTAGCTCCTTATTACATGAAGCCAGTTGAAACTTATGACAAAAAGAGCGGGCAAGTTATAAAGATTATGATGGAAGTTGCTAGCGACACTCCATCAATGGCTGGTTTTGCATGTGAGCTTGGTGTTCATCGTGGAACACTTTGGGATTGGACAGAACGCTATCCAGAGTTTGCCGACGCCGTAAAAAAAGCTAAAGATTTACAAGAACGTTTCCTCATAATTAATGGAAATAAGGGCATAATTAACACTGCGTTTTCAATTTTTATGGCTAAAAATGTGCTTAAATGGAGCGACCAACAAGAGATAAAACAATTTACCCAATCCAATGTTGAGATTAATGCGACTCTTAAAGAAAATCTTGCGGACTTTAGGAAAATCATTGAACTATCGAAGAATGAGCAACAAGAAAACAATTCGCAATTCGACAAGCAACTACTGGATGCTGGTCAAAAAAGCGAATCTAACAAGTAAAGGTCTTTTTCCTTCAAGTCAGGAATTATTTGATTTGATGCATATCACTTCATGTGAGCACGCGCATGAGCGATGGAAAAAGCACTGGTCATTTTGTCCCGTGTGTGGCGCCATGCCAGATAACGATGGATTAATTAAGCATAAAGAAAAAGCTGAGATAACCTGTTGATTGATCACGATAAACTCTTAAGCGCTATTGATAATGCGAGAACGGCCGAAGAGTTTCAGGCTTTGGTTGATATACAAAAAGAGTATTACAAAACTAGCCTTTTCAATTTCTGTAAGTTTGTGTTGGGATTTAGTGATGTCACAAAAGACACTCACGGCGACATTCTCAATTCTTTACAGAGGCATTCGAAGAGGAAACTCATTGTTATGCCGCGTGGCTGTCTTAAGAGCACTCTCGCTTGTGTTGGATATCCTATTTGGCTGCTTATTAATGATCCTAATCATAGGATTCTTATTGACTCTGAGTTATACACTAACTCCACTACATTCATCCGTGAGATCAAAGCGCATCTTGAATCACCAAAGCTTACAAACTTGTTTGGGCAATTCAAAGGTCCAGTGTGGAACTCAGACGAAATAATAATTCAACAGCGAACTAGGAATTACAAAGAGGCATCGATTATTGCTGGTGGAGTGGGTACGACAAGAGTTGGTCAGCATCATAGCGTGATCATTGGCGACGATTACAATAGCCATAACAATACAAATTCGGTTGAAAATGCTGAGAAAGTGATTGACCATTATCGCAGGAACATTAGTATTTTAGAGCCTGATGGTACTTATGTTATTATCGGGACGCGCTATCATACGATGGATGTGATAGCTCATATTTTAGATAACGAAGATCACAACTGCACATTTAACTATAAAGGACTATAGATAATGAGCTTAAAGAATGACATCACATCATTGGGCGCCACTCGTTTTGCAGTGGGCTTATCGCAAATCGTTCGCTGTGTTGCTACTGATTATGTGACAGATTGGCAATTAAGAATTCTAGTTGGCGGTGGAACTTTAGAGATTGTGCCACCAGCATTTTCTGGAACAAGCACAGTTGCCGCAACCGCTTGGGGAACTGGTTACGCAGTTGGATCAAGTGAAGTTATCTTTGGGCAAGGTCCTGCAACAGTTTATTTAGCTGCGACTGGTGCAACGATGACTGCGCAAATGGCATTGTTTTATTCAAACGGTGTTACATTAAAGTAAATGAAATGGGATGTAGTTTACAAGACTGCATACAATGAGGATGGCACAGCTTTTTTTCCAGAGAAGTTGTCATTGGAACGCCTTGAGGAAATTAAACGTTCTCAAGGCATTTATATTTTTACGAATCAATATCTTAATAAGGTTATTCCAACAGAGCTTCAGACATTCAAACGAGACTGGCTCAAGATATATACAAGAGTACCAAGACGAGTTAACACTTTCATGGCTATTGATCCGGCTTTATCTGAAGCAGATACTGCGGACAATACTGGTATTGTGGTGGTTGATGTCGATGCCCAAAACCAAAGGTATGTTAGATACGCCAAAAGGCATAGAGTTAACCCGACTGAGCTCATCGATCTTATCTTTAGATTACACGCTCAATTCAACACGACGGCAATTGGCGTTGAGCAGATCGCATACCAAAAAGCGCTTTTATATTTTCTTGATCAGGAAATGCGTCGACGCAATACAATTTTGCCAGTTGAGGGCATCAAGTATCCTCCGACAAAGTCTAAGCAAACCAGGATTTTGAGTTTAGTTCCCTATTTCGAATACGGACGAATGTTATTGAACCAAGGGTTACAGGAATTAGAACAAGAGCTATTAGAATTCCCACGTGGACGGCATGATGACTTAATTGACGCACTTGCTCAGATTGATTATCTTGCCTATCCGCCTACAGATAAGGAAGAGTTTAAGAAACCACATTCTCAACATCATGCAGATTACGAGAAGTGGTACATCCACAATTTGCAAAAAAACCAAGACGTCATGGAAGAATAAAATATGATTTGGTTTCAAACTGTAAGCACATCAAGTTCATCGGCATCAGCGGCATCAATGACAATTACAACGATGAAGGCAGCTGGGTCATCGACATACACAACGCCGTCTAACGTTTCATTCTTAAAAGTTTATGTAGTTGGTGGCGGTGGTGGCGGTGGTGGAAACACTGGTGCAGGTGCAGCTGGTGGAACATCAGCATTTGGAACTGTGTTTGCCTTAGGCGGTGCTCTTGGTGGCAACTCCACAATTGGCGGTGCAGGTGGCGGTGCCACTACAGGTGGGTTTGCCGGCTTCGCTGTGAGTGGTGGCGGCGGCGGCGCTGGTGGGAACTTTGTGGGAAGCCAGGGTGGACATGGTGGTAACTCAATTTTTGGTGGTGGTGGACCAGGTGGACCGACTAGCGGTTCTGGTGGAGCGCCTGCAGCTAATAGTGGCGGTGGCGGTGGTGCATGTGGATCTGTTGCTGGTGGCGCTGCCAGTGGTGGTGGCGCAGGTGGAGCGGCAGTTGTTTTAATTCCTGCTCCTGGTGCCACATATTCATTTACAGTTGGCCCTGGTGGTAACGGTGGAAGTGGTGGCGGTGGTCAGATTGGTGCCACTGGCGCAATTGGTATTGTTGTTGTGGAAGAGTGGCGATGAGTAATTTAGTCGATAGTAAGGGTAAGACGATTGAGTTTAAGCCAAAGTTAAAAGTGGCAGAGCCAACTCAAGTGCAAGCATCTACTATTGACGTTGCTGAATTTCACAAAAAGACAATCAGTGATTGCCAAAACTATTTCCAAAAACTTGAGCACGCTTCACCGATGATTATTAAGGTGATGAAGCGAGCGTATGCAGATGCGATTGATAATATGTGTAAAGCTTTAGATGAATGTAAAATAAAGGGGAGTAAATGAGCAATCAACAACAGGTAAGAAAACAAAAGGTGCCAACTGAGTTATCGGCAAAGCTTTTGGAAGCACGTCAAGAGATTGAGCGTGCGCGTGTTTCTGGTGATGAGTATGTGGAAGTGCCAGAAGATGTATTTAAGTTCATGACCCAAGGCGCAGAGACTCCATTCTTAACAGATGGAAATCCTGGAGTGATGGTTTTTGTTGAGGGAACTCGCGAAAAGCTGATGTCTCAAGGCAATATGCCTGCAGAAGTTTACTACGATAAATACATCAAAAAAGCATTGGGCTAATGGAAATAGCTGTCTACTTAACGATAGTTGTTTTGGCTGGACTAAATATTTGTCAATACCTTTTTTGGTCTAGGCAAGTAAATCAGCTATTGAACAAGCTGATGAGTAGAAACTATGCTGAGTATGTTTCAATAGAAAAAGAAATTGCGTCGCCTCCCCAAGTCAAGATGGATCTTGATCCGGCAATTGATGAAGAAAAAGAAATATTGTCAGAACTTAACGGGATGTTAGCTTGAGTATATTCGACAAAGTTTTAGGCAAGTTGGGTTCACCCACCAAGGATGGCGCTCAGTTAGCAGAGATTCAATCTGCTAACGAGCAGCCCATGGATGAGCAAAAGATTGTTTCTTACGTCAAACAAAAGATTGATGAAAGTCGCCAGTCTAATTCACGCATTATCATTGAAGGCATTTACTTAACAAACACTGCATATTTAGTTGGTTACAACCAAGTTGTGTTTGATCCTAATATTAGACAATTTAAAAATGCTGATAATCGCCGTCGAATTAATAGAGCCGCATTTAAGATCAATAAGATATTGCCAACATGTCAGAACAGATTAGCTAGACTTTGCAAGAGTCCACCAAAGTATGAAGTAAGACCGAATTCGAATGATGTTGATGACAAAGACGCTGCAGTATTGGGCGTTGAGATCATTAACGATACGATGGATAAGAACGAATTTCAGTCTAAACAACAAGAGCTATTGATGTCGACCATGCAAGGTGGACACGCTTATGTGCAGACGTCTTGGGATCCCAATGCTGGTAATCCCATGTATGATCCTGACACTGGTGAGCTTGTTGGTTATGAAGGCGACATTAAATTAGAGATTTTGAATTGCTTGCAGGTGTTTCCCGATCCTTTGGCTAAGACGGTTGAGGAATGTAACTATCTGATTAAAGCTAAGGTAAGGAAATTAGATTATTTCAAAGAGCGATTTCCAGAGCGTGGACATTTAGTAAAAGAGGAAGCCACTTGGCTTATTTCGTCCACATATGACATGCGTACAAATGCAATGTCGCCCGCTGGAATTGCTGGTGCTCAAATCAATGAGCAGCAAAAGAACTCCGCAATAGAATTGGTTTATTATGAAAAGCGCAGCAAGGATCATCCGAATGGCCGAATGATCATTTGCGCAAGCGGGGTATTGCTTGAGGATAAAGAGCTACCTATTGGTGAATACGATATTGTTAAGTTTGATGATATCTTGGTTAGTGGACGGTACAATTCTGAAGCAGTTATTACTCATTTACGTCCTATACAAGACCAATATGTAATCTTGCGTACAAAAATGGCCGATTGGATTAAGCGCACTTTAGGTGGCAAATATCTAGCGGCAAAGGGCGCTAACCTTTCACAAGAAGCTCTTAACTCTGAGAGTGGTGAAGTGGTTGAGTATAATCCAGTGCCGAATGCAGCTCCGCCAATGGCGATGCAGATTCCGCAATTGCCAGCGTACACTTATCAAGACTTAGAGGTTTTAGATAAGGAGTTTGATTTTGTTTCTGGCATTAACGAAATATCCCGTGGTGTTTTGCCATCGGCTTCAATTCCAGCTGCGGGAATGGCCTTTTTGCAAGAGCAAGATCAAACGAGAATTGGTGTTTCTACTAATCGAAATGAGATTGGTTACTCAAAAGTTGGCCGACATATTTTAAAATATGCGCATAAAATGATGCAGACTCCACGGCTTATGAAATTGGCCGGTGATGGATTGCAATACACAGTTAAAGAGTTTGTCGGTGAGGATATCAATGGAAACTATGACTGTAGAGTTGTGCCTGGTAGTACTCTTCCTGACAGTCTTGTACTTAAACGCCAAGACTTAATGACGGCATTCAATGCTGGCCTATTAGGAAATCCTCAAGATCCAAAGGTGCAAGCTCGTGTTCTTAAGGACATGCAGTTTGGTGATATCCAAGACATTTGGAAAACAAGAAACTTGGATGATGCTCAGATCAAAAAAGCTATTGATATGATTGAGCACAGTCAGATGCCTGTTGCTCATGAATGGGACAATCACGAATTGTTCATTCAAGAGCTCAATGACTTTAGAAAAACAGATAAATTTGATCAGATGTCAGATGAGCAAAAGGGAATGCTCAATATGTGCGTTGAGCAGCACATTAATTTCTTGGTTAATCTGACCAATCCAGAAGTTGGCCAAGCACAAAACATGGCTGAGCACGTTGTAAATACAATGCATGAACAAGATCAAGGAGCTAGTGGACAAATGGGCGTTGAGCCGCCACCACAGCCGGCAGGGCCTGGAATTCCAACAATACAGGGCCAAGGCCCTCAAGCGATGGGAGCTTAAATGTCTTTTTATAAAGAAGCCTTAATGAAGCATTTGTCTAAACTTAAAGGATCAAAGCATGGCCAAGTTATGGCTCATCCGAATGAAGATCCTGAAAACAAAATGCATGATCAAGCTCCAGAAGTAAAAGGTCATGAAATGGGTGATGGGCAAGTGGTTGCGCCATCTACTGTTGAGGAAGACATGGAGCATGAAGAGGGTGAAGAAAAAGGCATGATGGAGCATGAGGATGAAGCTCAAGATATTGAATTAATCAAAAAGATTTTAGGTGAAAGTAAGCTTGCTCAAAAAGGAATGGACCTTGGAGTAGCTAAACAAGAATCAAAAGAAAAACATGGCAAATTGTTTGCCAAAAAAATGAAAGTTTAAGGAGTAACAAATGTCAGGTGGTTTTGAAGCTGCAGATCAGGCTTTTGAACAGAGTCAATCTGCTTCCCCAGATTCAACAACTTCTAGCGCACCAGAAATGGGATCGGGTTCGGACCGTTCCACTGGTGCGCCTGCTATAACTTCTCAACAACAAGATGCACAGACTCAAGCCGAGCAGATCATGGAGCTCGAAAAGCATTTTGGTGATAAGAAATTTAGGTTCAATGGTCAGGAAATGACCGTTAAAGAACTTAGAGCCGCTTACATGCGGCAGCAGGACTATACGACTAAGACCCAAACCCTTGCAGAGGAACGTAAGTATTACGAGAACCTCTACTGGGATTTACAAAAGGTTAAAGAGAATCCACAGCTTGTCCAAGAATTTATTAAGACGTATCCAGAAAAGTTTCATAACTATTTGGATAGTGTTTTAAAAAACACTCAAGGGCAACAAACTGTAGACTCTAGAGCGCAGAGCCCTCAGTACGATGTACAGACTCTCTCTCGTCTAGAACGGCTTGAAAAATCATATCATGCACAGGAGCTAGAGAAGAATGAGCTTGCTATTCAGCAAGTGATGACTTCAATGGCCAAAAAGTATCCAGACGCGCATGACAGATTTGTCTTACCAGTTGCTTATGAACTCGCTGAGAAAAAAGGCGAACAACTCACTGAGCAAGAATGGGAAGATATTTATAAAGCCGCAGACCAGGAGATGAAGTCCATCATCAAGGGCAAGATTTCAGAGAATCAGAAAAAACAGTCTGAAGCTAATCGCAAAGCGCAAGACGTAAGCTCTGGTGGTGGTACTGTTGGACAAGCTCCTAAGAAATTTAAGACTATTCAGGAAGTCGGCGAGTACGCACAGAGGTCGTTGAGCAATCGCGGTTAGCTTCTTAAAAACATTTTAAGGAGTTAACAATGGCAAATCAGTTTCAGGGTATATCATCGGGCCTTGCGGAGTTGAAAAACTTCTATCAAGGTCCTATCGTAGATCTCATTTCCGAAGAAATTCCGGTGTATCGTGCAGCGGAAAAAGTTAAACAAGGTTGGTCTGGATACCAGGTTATTCGTCCATTACGTACGAATCGTAACCAAGGTATTGGAGCAACTACTGACGGTGGTACATTGCCAAAGATTGGTCGTCAGACCACTCAACAGGCAATCATCACTGCGAAGTTTAACTACCTTCGCTTCGGTATCACTGGTCCCATGATCAAGGCTTCTCAAAGTGACGTTGGATCGTTCGTTCGATCTGCTCGCTATGAACTTGAGATGGGTTATCAGGATCTTAAGACCTCTCTTAACCGCCAACTTTGCTTTGACGGTACTGGAACACTTGCGCAGACAAACACTGCTGCAGCTGCTTCCAATACACTTGTCATCAAAGGCCGTACAACTGGTGAACCCGCATTGAAGTATGTCGATGTTAATACTACTTTTGACATCTATTCTTCGGCTGGTGTTCTTAAAGTTTCAGGCGTGACAGTTAGCTCCATTTCCTCTGGAACTGGAAGTTCAACAACTGCCACTTTGATTCTTGACCAGGCTGTTACATCTGCAGCTGGCGATTTGATTGTTCTTAGTGGTTCGTACAATAACGAAGTTCAAGGTATTTTCTATGCTTTGGATGGAGCGACTACTACTGTGTACAACATCGATCGTTCGACTTACATCGCTTATCAGGGCAACTACTCTGATATCTCTTCCAACGGTGTAACTCAATTAACTATCGATGCGATGCAAAACCCTTTCAACGAGGGATTACGTCGCGGTAACGTTGGTTCATACAATGCTTGTTTTACCGACTTTACTACTCTTCGTTATTACCAAAAACTTTTGGTACCGGATAAGCGTTATACTTCGATGGAAGGTGACGGCACTTTCGGTTCTAAAGGCAAGTTTTATTTGGATTTCAACGGTATTGCCGTTGTTCCTGATAAAGACATGCCTACTCGCATTGCAATGTTACCCGCAGAAGTACTTAAATTATATGAATTGTGTGCAATGGAATTCGCCGATGAACAAGGCACAATGTACATTGCCCAATCTGATTCAGATTCGTTTGAAGTACGTTTGCGCCACTTCACTAACCTTTTCAACGAACAACCTGCAGCTTGCAGCGTTCTCGTTGGATACTCTTCGCCGTAATTGGAGTTTTTTATGGGCCGTGCAAGGACTATAACCAACTTCATTAAGAGCTATGACCCGCTCCTGTACTGCGCAAGAGGCATGGAAGGGAAGCTGTGCATTTTTCGCAAAAGCACAGTGGTGGAGTCATATGAACTAAATGGCGACAGTTATAGCTTTGTACGGCCCGCCTCTCATTTCATTTTTGCATTGACTGACAATGGTCGAATTGATGGTCATCCGGTTGACTGGGGATGTTTAAGGATTTTGAATAGACTTAGGTCATCGGATTTACATCAAAGAGACATTGCTGAAGATACAATTAAAGAGATTGAGGCAAACGAAAAGACTTATCGAAGAGATTTAGGAAATAACTTAGAGAGTTTTCTCTATGATTTCCGAGATCAGTTTAAGGATACTTTTAAAGATGTAAACACTCAAAGCTTGGCTAAGAAGGATCTTAGACGGGATAGAGAAAAAAGAATTAAGGAGTAATAAATGGCTATTGTAAATAGAACTTTAGACGCTACAGAACAAAGAAAAATCTTGTCGCAAGAATACGCTGCGACTCAATTAACAAACGGTATCACTAATTTAGTTGGTATCGTTCCATGGCCTTGCACTATCGATGCAGCGGCAGTCGCACTTTATGGTGTTTCTGGCGCTCCAACGGCAGCATTGTTTGTTGGCCGATTCATCGCCGGTACAGGATACACGGCATTTGCAGTTGCAACTGGTAGTTCAAACACTCCAGCCGATTACGGCGTGAGCGGTTTTGGTGCTAACTATGCGACTGGAATGTTGCTTGCCGCTTCTGGCTCTACACTTCGTAACCTCTTGGCTAATGACGTACTTTTGTACGTAACTGGTGGTGGTACTGGTGCAGCTGCGGTTATTGGAACTGTAAGTGTTGTTTTGCGACCATTGCAAGACATCAAATACAATTTCGGTTCTGCAGTTTAATATTAGTAACCAAGGCGAGGGATGGATTTCCTCGCCTTTTCTTTTAAGGATGAAGAATGGCACAAAGTTATTTCTTACGTTTTGGAAGCGGCCAGCCTAGCGTTAATTCTGGCTTATCGCCAACCTTCATTGCTTTTGTTAAAGCAGACGGAACATCCACAGCGCCGCCATCAATATCGGCAGTTGGCACATCTTTAGGAATATACACATTTTCGTATGGCGTAACACAATCGATTGCTTTCGTTGTGGATGGCGCAACTACGGGATTAGCCAATTCAGATCGCTATATTTTCGGTGCGATTGATCCATCTGACAGAATTTCAGAGTATGGAAACTCATTAATGGCTTACGGCGCAAGTATTAGCGCTCAAGGCGTTTCGATTTTAGCTCAAGGCACATCGATCTTGTCGTTTGGAGTCACTCTAACAGCGATTGGCACATCAAACATTGCTCAAGGCCTAACAACGCTTGGTTACGGCGTATCTATTTACAGTTTAGAGCAGGCGATGAGCGTAACTTTAGCCGGAATTGGAACTACACTTTCAGTTATTGGAATTTCTTTAGGCAATTTATCCAATTTAATTGGATCAACGGCATCAAGTTTTGGAACTGATTCGGTGGATCCGGTTGATTTATTTGGTTACCTGAAGCGGACTCAAGAATTCTTGGAAGGAAATCAGAATTACACGAAAATTCCAGGCTCTTGGGACATTTATTCTCGCGGTTCAAGTCAATTATTAAGATCAAAAACATTAACTAACAGCATATCCATGGTTGTTAAAGCATAAAAAAGGAGTAACAAGTGCATTCACTTCCCAATGCGCAAGTAATGACTAAAAGGCCAACGATTTCACTATGTGTAATTGCCAAAAATGAAGAGAAAAACGTTAGACGTTTTTTAGATTCATGGATTGGCGCCGTTGATGAGATCATTTTTGTGGATACTGGATCAACTGATAAGACAGTTGAGATCGCCACAGAGTATGGCTGTAGCGTTCATCATTTTGAATGGGTGAATTCCTTTTGCAAAGCACGTAATTTCTCATTTTCTAAAGCCACTAAAGATTACATGATTTGGTCAGACTTGGATGATTGTCTTTTCAACAAAGAAAACTTCATCAATTGGCGAAATACGGCTATGCAGTTTGCCGATTGTTGGCTTGCCGCTTATCACTATGCTTTGGATGAAGCTGGAAAACCGATTATTTCATTTGCCAGAGAGAGAGTTTTCAAAAGAGACATAAATCCAGTGTGGAATTATGATTTGCATGAAGGCGTAATGGTAAGGCCAGAGTGGAAAAGGAATTATGCTACCACTTGGGCGATTAATCATCACCGTGACGCCGAAGATGTGGCGGCAGATAAGTCTAGAAACATAAAAATACTAGAAACTCTTAAAGATGAGGGAAAATTAGACACTCGTTTAGAGTTTTATTATGGAAAAGAACTTTATGAAGCGCAAAGAGCCGAAGAGGCCGTCACACAATTTGAAAAGGTGATCAAATTACCAAATTTAGAAGCGCATGACAGGCTTTTGGCTTATCAATATGGCGCTTATGCATCGATGACTACATATTTGCAGACAAAAGATGAGTTTCAAGAAAAGAAGATGAAATATTTTGAAAAAATCATCGACTTTTGTTTGCAAGGGTTAAAACAAGATCCAAATCGCGCAGAATTACATGTTGCTCTTGGTGATGCTTACTTAACTCGTAATGAGTTGATTAAAGCGTTGCCATGTTTTAGTGCGGCTAAGAATTGTTTGAACTCTAAAGATATGGGAATGCCTTATGAAGGAGCAACGTACAGCTTTTTGCACTGTTATGGAGAAAATCCAGCAATCCAGCTTGCAAGGATCTATTTCAGTCTTGGAAAACTTGATGAAGCAAGAGCTGAAGCCGAGATGTGCATTAAGCGTTACAATAGCCAACAAGCGAAGGATATGCTTGTTGAATTGGATCGCTTATCAAGCCTTATCAAACTTGATAACAATCAAAAAGACACTTCCGACATCGTAATCACAACACCACCGCAAGTGGCTTATGATTTTGACGAAGAGCTTTACAAGACTAAAGGCATGGGTGGATCTGAAACAGCTTTAATTGAGATTGCGGCATGGTTAAAGAAATTAACCAATCGTTCGGTTAAGGTGTTTTTGCCAAAGGCTGAAGATAAGATTTGTGAAAGTGGCGTTGAATATTTATCCAATAGAAATTTGAACGCTTACTTTAGCCAGAACCGTCCACATGTGCATATAGCATGGCGACATAACATTAAGGTTACGCAAGCTAGGACTTATCTATGGTGCCACGATCTATTTACGCCTGGTGTAGAGACGGTACATAATTTTGATAAGTTTTTAGCTTTAAGTAATTTCCATAAGAATTACACGATTGGGCTTCAGGGAGTACCGGAAGAAAAGATCATAGTTACTCGTAATGGGCTAACTCCATCTAAGTTTAAGTTTGAGCGTAAACCAAAGAATCCAAATAAGTTTGTATGGATGTCTAGCCCAGATCGAGGGTTAGAGCGTTGCATTTATATAGTAGAGAGAGTGCGCCAAGAGTTTCCGGATGTGGAGCTTCATGTTTATTACGGTATTGAGGGTCTTTACAAATATGGACCTGTCATGTCGGCATTAGCTGATAAGCTAAAGGCAATGATGAGCGAAAGGCCATGGATAAAGTATCATGGTTTCACTGAGCAATCTAAAATGTATCAGGAAGTTTCGGATGCAGTGGTTTGGTGCCATCCAAATGACTTTATTGAAACATATTGTATTACTGCTATTGAGTGCTTGGCTAATGGCATATTTCCTGTGGTTCGTCGTCTCGGAGCACTTCAGGATACTCTCAAAGAAGCTGAAGAAAAGCGGCAAGCAATTTTACTAGATTACGATTGGAATGACGTTGAGTATTCGATTAAGCAGCATGCAGATGCATGTTGCCGAGTGCTCTTGAATAAGCAGTGGGAAAATATTGATTTTGATATTGAAAAACACTCTTGGGAGTCAGTTGCCAAAGAGTGGAAACAGTTTATGGAGTTGTAATGGCTAAAGCGGAGAACATGGTCGATAAAAACCAAACTGGTCTTTACGGCGAGGCTCTGCTTGATTACGGCATTTGTGTACGACAAGCTGTTAATGGATATGGCTTAGAGACTTTCGGATTAGTTTGGCAAGGGCCTGACATTTGGATCACTCCATCAGCACATGATGGGGTGACTACCACATGGACTAGCTCTGAAACGGCAATCACTACGACATGGACACCGTCGACAGTGTTTGGTTATGGGAACGAATTCCCCGAAATGGGATAACAAGGATGTTAAAATATGACCAGATCGCAATTGTCTGCATTAGTTGTTTCATGGCTTGATGATTTAAACCAAACGTACTTTACGCCAACTCAAGTAAACACTTGGCTAAATCTTGCTCAAAGGCAAGTGCAGCAGTTGTTATTGCAAGCTGGTCAAAACTGGTACATGACGCCGGTTGAAACTACGACTGTGATAGGCCAAGCTGATTATGTTTTGCCTGCTGACTTTATGGTTGAGCATCGATTAGAGGTTGTTCAATCCGGCACTGGCGTAAACGAAAATCGAGTTACATTAAACGAGATTACAACTAACCAACAACCGTTTGTACCGATTGGGTTAGGCTGTCCAACTAATTACTTCATTAAGAAAAATAGAATTACACTTTCACCAACGCCGGATCAGGTTTATCCGTTACGTCTTTATTATTCGTACATGGTTGCAGACATGACGCTTGATTCGGATACGCCGGATGTACCAGAGCAATTCATGGAATACATAGCGCTGTTGGCGGCCTTTGATGGATTTATTAAAGATGATAGAGCGCCACAGAATTTGGTTATGAAAAAAGAGCGTTATGAAATGTTGTTAAAAGAAATGGCGAATGACAGAACTCAAGACAAGGGTAGAGAAGTCGTGCAGATGACTGATTACGACTCTGTACAATGGTACTAACTTGCCACACGCAAAGTTTAAATCTGAAAGTTATAATGCAATAGGCGGGATCAATTCCAAGATTTCGCCTTACCTTAATGGCCCATTAGAGTTTTTGGACATTAAGAATTACGACTTTCAGGTTGTTGGTGCTTTGAATCAACGTTGGGGATCCACAATGTATGTGGGCCAAACGTTTCCAAGTAAGATCACTCATTTGGTGGAATATCCAAAGTTAAACGGCCAAAGTTTTGTGATAATTGGAACTACTCAAGGCGTTTGGTATGGTGCCACTACTGGAAACAGCCAGGGAATGAGTTTTACTTATTTTGGCGCAACTCAAAGCACGCCTGGTGCAACTTTGCCACAGTATGGTTTTTACGCTTACGATTTTGCGTTTGTTGGTGGCGGCGTTCAAGATTATAGAGCAACTGCCAAGAATTGGGCATTAGATGCAGATTTAAATCAGCAAGTTGGTGCAAGTCAGCCTATTTTAAATCCAGATTGGCCACCAAGTGGTGACATTACATCTTCAGTTGTTTTTGGTAATTACTTGTTTGCGGCAGATGGCAAAAAAGTATGGAAATTTGATGGGACCACTAACACTATCGCTCAACTTGCTCCGCCGGCTTTTGATGGAAATTATTATGTAAGTTACGGCAGCAGTTTCCCAGCTGGAAGTGTGCATTATGGAATGGGTTATTCTGGCACTTATTTTTACCAATTCTCATATGTAAATTCTAGAGGTGTTGAAGGCCCAAGGTGGCCGCTCGCAGCCTTTAATGCCGGTGTCGCCGGTCCAACTTTGGCGTCTAAGGGTGGCACATTTTTATTTGCCGGTGTTTACATGCAAGTGCCAGAAGCTTATGGAGTTTCTGCAATTAATCTTTATTGTTATCATGGCATCACTGACGTAACTATTGCAGATCCATCTGTATGGTCTTATCCGTATACTTTTGTGAGAAGTATTCCCGCCACTGGAACAACTACTTATGGTGATAATCCAACAGTTTTAGTTGAGCTTGGCGCTACATTTGGCGGTGTTTCTTATTTAATTAATAATTTATATCCAATTCCACAGCCCAATAACTATGTCGCCTTAGGTTTAAGCTTAACGTTTAACAATCCAACTAATACAGGTGGCATGACTGCATGGGCGATTGGTTCATATAGCCCAAGATATTTAGAGATTTATCAAAACCGATTGTTCATGGGTGGTTTTTCGTCAACTCCATCAACCGTTTGGTTTTCTGATATTGGTGAGCCGGAAGGTGTAGAGGCTGATTGGAACTTTGAAGTAAGAACCAATGACGCCGATTTCATTACTTGCATGAAGGCTTACTCAACTCGCCTTTATATATTTAAACAAAAATCATTCTTTATCTTAAATGGCGATAGTCCAGATAATTTCTACTTACAGCAACTATCGGCGATTTATGGATGCGTAAACAATAAGTGCGCAGTTGTGTTTAATGATTTAATGGCCTTTTTGGATAGAAAAGGCGTTATTTTATACAACGGCGCTAACATTGTTTTCTTAAGCGATAAAGTACAGCCTATTTTTGATCGAATGAATTATGCGGCAGCTTTAACTGAAGCTTGCGCCACTCACGATAAACAAAGAAACCAATTGTTATTTGGAATTCCAGTTGATGGATCAAGTGTCAACAATTTGACGGTTGTTTATGACTACATGGCTCAAGCATGGACTACATACAATGGGTTTAGTCCATCTTACTTTGCGCAAATCCAAGGAAGAAATACCACAGTAAACACATTTTATGGAAATTACTCTGGGATGATTAATTGGTTTGGCCAAAGCTTTGTTACAGACAATGGAGTTGGCGCCACTTTATATTTTAAAACTAGATTCTTGCATGACATGGGCGAGAGTGTAGAGAAGCAATTTAGACGTCTTTACATAAACACAGATGACGTTTCTGCAACGCTTACTTTTAACATTAACTTTTTCCAAGATTATGGAACGAGTGTGGTGCTTGGGATTACAATGCTCACATCAGAATTCCAACAACGAATTGATTTTGGAATACCAGCAAAGTCATTGGCTTTTGAAATGGCATTTTTGCCAATCAATAGTCCACTTAGAATTTATGGATTTACTATAGAGTCGAGGTTTCAACGTAATGTCTAAGGTACAAGGTCAGAGTGATTTAAGTCAGATTAAGGATACAGATCAATTTAGGATTTATTGTTCCCGCATAGTTGGTGACATTGTTGATGCACTAAACGGCAACGTTGATTTTGGTCCTAATATTCCATGCACGATTGCCAAAGACATTACTTTTGTGGCTAACCAAGTGCAGTCAATAGCGCATACTTTAGGACGAGTTCCTAATGGTTACATTTGTATTAGAAACAATATTCCAAATGTTAACTTTGCTTTGTCTAGTTCAAACGATCCAAATCCAAGCGATAAGTTTGTGTACATTTATACGGGAACACCTTGCACAGCTAGTTTTTTAATATTTTAGAGGGGTTTTATGTCTTTATATGGAGATTACATAAAAGAGCGAGAGGGTAAGAAAATCATCGAAGAGGATTATGGTTTTGTTACTTATCAAATCTTTGGTGATCAAGTTTATATAGAGGACATGTTTATTGAAAAGCAGTGTCGCAGATCGGGACTGGCCTTTCAGCTAGCCGATGACGTTAGAGAAAAGGCAAAGGAGCATGGATGTAAGAAAATGCTTACGTCTGTTGTACCAAGTGCTAATGGATCAACCGAGAGTGTTAAAGTAATATTGGCGTATGGATTTCGGCTGATGTCGGCTCAAGATAATTTCATTATGTTTGAGATGGAGATTTAACGTGGGAAAAAAGATAAAAGAAATAGTTAGTCATCCAGGGGAAGTGCTGACAAGTCTGCCAAATCCTTTGAATACAGCTGGTCCCCTTTCAGGAGTAACTAATAAATTTACTGGTGGCTTGCAGTCGCCATTTGGTCAAGGTGGAGTTTTAACTAATTTAATAGCCGGCGGCCAAAAAGGGCCCAATGCGCCTGGAGTAGATCCGGCTTTAATTGCGTTAAAGCAAAAGCAAGTGGCCAATGCAAATGCGTTTCGTAAGAACTTGCCGAACATGCAAGGGCAAATGACTAGCCAATTGGAAGAGCAAGCGCAGGGTCAGCTTCACGATACCGTTGGCACCATTCGCCAAAACGCCTCTAATCGTGGGCTTTTGTATGGTGGATTAAGAGCTGGGTCTGAAGGAAAAGCACGGGCTGGAATTGCTAAAAACTTAGCCGCTGGAAAAATGGATATTAATTCAATGACGAACACGGCTGCAGATCAAATGGATTTAGATGCAATTCAGTCAGGAATTAATATTCAAAAGTCTCAGCAAGAAATTCAAAACAATGTTTATGCTCAAGCTTTAGCTAAAATGCAAGGACAGGGAGCTATACTTGGATCGATATTTAGCGCCGGTGGATCAATCCTTGGCGGGAAGATGGGAGCTAAATAATGGCGGCTGATCTTTTAAAGGGTATAAAAGACACCCTTAATTTTGGTAATGTCACGAAAGGCGTAAATTATTCGCCAGTCGAATTAGATCCAGAAACTAGACAGCGGATGAACGATTATATTACTCGTTCTTCTAGGTCACCTGAAGAAATGGCAGCTGAGCAAAATGCAGGTGCGCAACAGCTTGGCCAAAGAGCATTTGAAACGCCAGAGCAGATACAAAGACAAGTCGCTGGTGGAATGACTGACAATTCCTCAATGCTTCAGGCGATTCGAAATAAATATAATAAGTCTGCGCAAAAAGACATTTCAGGATTGATGAAGAAAAACGAAATTGATTCGCCATTACGAGGTGCTGAAGCACTGAAAAAAGCATCAGAAGTTGCGATGGCCAGACAAAATGTGGCAATGGAAAACTATTCGAATATGGTTAACGCTTATAACCAGTCGCAGATAGCAAGGGCGCAAGTCATATCATCATTGTTTAGCGCTGGTGGTACGGCTGCAGGCTATGGATTTGCAGGAAAGAAAAAGAATCAAGATGGTGGCCAGCCATCAAATAATAGTTCTTATGAAAACGATGGAACTGGACGACGTCCATATGCAATGGCCGGAATAGGAGACAGATAAAATGCCAGTACAAATACCAAATTATGGATTACTAAGTGGAATAGCCAACGGCGTAAACAGCTTTATGAATGCTTATCAAACGGCTAAGGGAATAAAGCATCAGCAAAAAATGCAAGAGCTTTTGGCTGGAGTTACTGAAGATGAGCAAGGGAATATGGCTTTAACTCCCGAGAAGCAGCAAGAAAAAGAATTACAGCGTGGGCTGATCCAATCAAAAATTGAAGAACTAAATCCAAGGAGTAAGGCATTAAAAGAAGAACTTGGAATGACTGCGGGATATAAAGCCATAAAAGATGAAAACGGTAATGTTATAGGTCGAGAGCCAGATTATGCTTATTTAACCGCCAAGGGAAACAGTACTTTTGGTGGCGGAAGAGGCGCCGATTTGCGTACCGACAAGCAAGCTGCTGAAGCCACAAATCGCATTCACAATGACAAAGACATTACACAAATGCGTGGGCAAGCAAATGCCATTTATAGAGGAATGCATTTAATAAGTGATCCAAATAATCCGCCATCTGTTACAGCCATGCACGAAATTGCTCAAGATTTTGCTTCGGCTTTGAATAACGGAAAGGTTTCTTCAGATTTTAAATTAAAAAGTATTTCCACTCCGACTTTGCAAGAAAACATGAGGAAGTTGGAATCTTTTATTACCTCTAATCCAAATCAGCCAGCTCCACCTGAAGTAGTGCGGTTTTGGAAAGATATGGGCTCAAGACTTAATGATGCATACAAAAGACAAATGGGCGCAAGAGCTAGCACCATAACAAAAGAACTTGGGACTGTTTATAAGCACAATCAACAAGCTAGAGATGCGGCGGCCGCAGCTGCACAATCTTATATTGATGGCTCATGGATCAATTCTGGTGAAGAGCAGCCGCAAGAGGCAGCGCCAATGGGCATGATTGGAAATGCGCCTAAGTCTGCAGGGCCTAAAGAGGGTGACACAAAAGAATGGCAAGGAAAAACTTATAAAGTAATCGGCGGCCATTGGGTGGCTCAGTAAATGACTAAAGAAGAAAAAGAGCAAAGGATAAAGGAGCTTGCTCAATTAGCTGAAAAAGATCAGATGTCCAAGATGCTTCTTGGGCAAGGGCAATTTCGAGACACTGGCCGTGAAGCTGAAGGCTATGGCGAATCAATAGATTCTTTGATTGGCGCACCAGCCAGACTTGCCCTTTCAGAATTACAACAAGGCAATATTAGCAAAGAAGCTTTTAAAAAAGTAGTTTCCCAAATAGGAAAAGATCCAAGGAATGCGCCAACTGGTTACGATATTGCCTCAAAAGTTACGGATAATCCTTACTTGGGCGCTGGCCTTGCGACCGCTATCGATGTTGGTGCGCAGTTGCCGGTTCCAGAAGCCGCTATGGCTCCTGGAGTTAGAGGGATAATAAAAGAACTAGACGGGCCTCTTTATCATGGGACGCCAAAAGAATTTGCAACAAGTGAACTTAAGGCAAGCCGTGGCGGTTATGTTGGCCCTGGAGTGTATATGGCAGACACTCCGAACGTGGCTAAGGGATATGGAGAAAATCTTCACGCTGCGAATGTTAAAAATGTAAAGTTGTTGGATTTACATGATTTAAGTTCTGGTGATGCGCTTAATGCAGCAAAAGAATTAGGTGTTGAGGAAGGTTTTAGTAAAAGAATGAATCGCAAAGGTGAGCGTCACGATTCGACTGGCCAATTTTATGCTTTACGGGACGCTTTGATTGAAAAAATAGATCCTGAATACAAATTAATTGGAAACCAGCGTGCTCAAGCTCTGCAAGACGCTTTAAAAGAAAAAGGCTATACTGGTATTAAGTTCTTGCACAACGATAAGCCTGCTTATTCTATCTTTGATGAAAAAAACCTAACTCCAGCTCATAAGTATACTGTCCGTAGTAATGATGGCGACATTCGTCTTTATAGTGAGCCAGCTCAAGCTTCTGGCACTTTGCTTGGAGCGGACTCGGTTCAAGAAATGGATCCGGAAATAATTGATCATTTGAATAAACTTGGCGTTTCACCGCAAGAATTATTTAGATTAGAAACTTTAAATTCAGATGTTAGTGGTTACGGCGCCAAGGCTTTAAAAAAAATGGAAGAATCTGCGAAAAATCGTGGAGCCGAATATTCTTATCTAAACGCAGCGCCGATGGGTCGCATGGGAATTCCGCCTGGAATGACACAGGAGTCATCGGCGGCAAAGCTTAGAGAGTATTATCAAAATCAAGGATATGAGCCCGTAAAAGATTATGGGACTAATACCATGATGTTAAAAAAACTAAAGGCCATGACTCCATCAGCAGGTCTCCCAATTAACGTAAGCCCAAGCCAAGGAAATAATATGCCACAACAAAAACAAGCATTTAAAGTTGGTGAAGCCCCATGGGAAGTTGCCTCAAACAATAATAATCAGGCGCCAGCGGCTTTTAAAGTTGGTGAAGCTCCATGGGAGCAAGGCGAGAATGAGCAGCCACAAGAGCAATCTTGGCTTGATACGCAATTGCCTTTTAACACTACCCCAAGAGGATTTATCCAAGGTGGATTAAATGCACTGCCTGCAGCTGGCACTATCGGTGGTGGTATGCTTGGCGCCGCCGCTGGTTTTCCCACTGGCCCTGGCGCAATTGCCGCTTCAGTTGGTGGCGCGGGCCTTGGCGCTGCTGCCGGTACCGCTTTAAAGAATCTTGGCGAAAGCGCAATTTTAGGACAAAACAAAACCAGAAAAGACATTTATTTGGATCCCGCAAAGGGATTTTTACAAGGCGCAAAAGACGAAATGACTGGGCAGTCTATTGCCGCTGGTATCGCTAAGTATGGACCCAAAATAGCCCATACGGTTAGTGGAATTCCTGAAAAAGAAGTAGAAACTTACGCTAAAAACGCCGATGAAATCAACGCCATGACAAAATCAGCCGATAATGATGTGCAAGAAATGGCTGATATGGCTAGAGGGAAATTAAACTCACAAATTCAAGACACTAGAAAAGCAATGAATGAGCAAATATCTCAAGCGCTAGCAACTAAAAAGGGTAGTATTGACTCATTTGATATCCTTGATGCTTTAGAAACTTCAAAAGCGCAAATCAATGCCAAATTAAGACCTGATGAAATTAAAGAAGTCGATGAACTAATTGGAAAAGTTAAGAGCTTAAGCAACAAAGGAAAAATCGGACTTCAGGATGCCCATGATTTAAAAGAATATTTGCAAGAGGTGGCTGAGGGTTCTTACTCAAAAGCAGGACAAATCTTCCAAGCTGGTGACAAAACGCAAAGAGCTGCAAAATCAGCTGGAGCCATGGCTAGAAAATTATTAAATGCTGAAGCGCCAGAAATAGCTGAAGCCAATAATACATTGTCAAAGCTTAGAAAAATTGAATCTACGATGAATAAAAACATGCTAGCCGAAGGCAAGACCGCATCGTCATTGTTGGCGGCTGGCACTGGTGGAAACCCAGCTAACGCAAAGCTACTCGAACGATTAGGCCAAGTGACTGGCACTGATGCATTGGGTGAAGCTCAAAAACTTGCCGCCGCTAGAACATTCGGAAATCCAGCCTATATGCCGATAGATCAAACCGGAAAATCACTAACGAGAATGGGGATTGCCGGCGGACTTGGATATCTGACTGGTGGAGTGCCTGGCGTTGTGGCCGGTGAAGTTTTGTCGTCGCCTGCTGCTATAAAGCAAATGATTAATGTTGGTGCGCCAATAATGAAAACTCCAGGCGGAGTACAAGGCTTGGTTCAAGGCGGAAAGGTTTTGAAAAGAGGGTTATTAGGGGAGGGCCGATAAATGTTAGACCAATTCGAATTCATATCAGGATTCTTAAGTCAGGCAGCTCAAACGTCGCTTGGTGAAAAAATAATTGTTGTGATGGTCGTTTGGTTTTTCATGGGCCGAAAGGTAGCTGAGCATTTTAAAGGTCTAGAAAAAGGAATGGCCGATGGATTTAAAGGTGTAAGAGAAGAGTTATTAGAACTTAGACTTGCAATAACTCATGTGGAAACTGATCATTCTAATAGGCTTGGAAAAATTGAAACTAACATGAACCAATTTGATGACCGAATTGGAAAATTAGAAAAAGGAGTTGAAAATGGCAGAAACTAAAGGCGTAAAAGAGTGTTTGGAACTTTTGGAAGGCGTAAAAGTAGTTGGCGTTGCTGTAAAGAAAGTATTGGCCGATGGCAAAGTAAGCGTTGGTGATTTGCCTGTACTTGTTGAGGTATTGGGCAAGTTTTCAGTTCTAGTTGATTCTGTACAAGGCCTTGATCAAGTGCCTGCAGAATTTAAAGATTTAAGCGCTGATGAAGCTAATCAGCTTTTGGCCAAAGTGCTTGAGCTGATCACTGTAATAAAAAGCGCCGCATGAGCATATTTTTAAGTATATTAAATTTTATCAGTGGCCTATTGGCGGCTTATAAAGAGTGGCTGGCTGAGCGTGAAAAAGCACGCTTGGCCGTTGCTCAAGAGAAAAGACAAAAGCGCGAAAAGGCAGTTGATGAATCAAAAAAGGCGGAATCGGATGAGGACATTTTTAAAAGCCAGCAAACTATTGTGGATAACAAGCCTAATTAGTGGCTGTGCCTCATTGCCTGATTTTCCTGAAGTGTGGCAGTGCCAAATAAATGGCAATCCTCGCGCATTCTATTGCGTAAACACAGAAACCAAAAAGCAGATGAAATTGCCTATTGATGATCCATCAATGAAAGGCGCGCAATGCTTAAGCGCTGATGATTACAAAAAATCAGAAGCTTGGGTGGATGCAGTTATTAATATCGCGCAAATTAGGTGCAAGTAGCTATTTTTCAATAGTTCCAATTAATTCAAGATTGGTTCTATCCGGCATGAAATAAATAGGATCCGTGTCGGCTCTTAATTCGATTATTTGATTTCTCTTAAAAGAATATTTCCCATGATTGACGTCTTGATCATTGTGGAAATAATCAAAATCTCTTTTAACTCTGTATTGTAAGTATTTAATTGGATCAAATTTAACTTTTGGTTCATATCTTATATGCTTTCCGGTCAACTCACTTTCTAATTTAGCTCTAATCGCTCCAATAGCATCATCCATAACAGCACCAGCAAAAACTTCAAAAGCTCCCTTTTTATTATTATTTAGTCCCAACTAGCACCTGCGAATGATGAAAATAATATTGCCAAATGTAACCTGGAAAAAACTTTTGAGCTAAACTACAAAACTCTTCTCTAGTGTACCCTCTAACATGCCCTAACCTTCGATCCTTCCAATGGTTAAGCCCATGCCAAAGACATCCATATGGAGTTGACATAAAGATCATGTCAAAATCAATATCCATTTTGGTGTACATTTGTAGCAAATCCTCTTCACGATACACATGCTCAAGCGCTTCTGTGAACACAAAGATTTTATATTGATCTTTGTCAGGCGCTTCTTTCCATATTCCATCAGGTAACCACGAAATGATTTTATCTAAAGCTTTTTGGTTTAAATTTTGCGCATAGAAATTAAACTTTACGCCATGCTTTGCTAGACCTAATGGCAAGTTGCCGTGTGACGTTGAAAGCTCACCAATCCATGGCGTTTTGCCGTCTTGATTCAACTGTTGCATAATTTGCATCAATATCTCAGCTCTTGGTGTTGTGTACGGGCTTAACCATTGATTTTCGGCAGCTTCTTTGGTCCATCCGGCTTCTGCCTCATCGGTCGCATAATCAATCGGCGAATATAGATTCTTATAAATCGTACGCTTTAGCTCTTTTAATTGTTCTGGATAATTTTCTTTTTCTCTATACCAAGCTGGTGGATGATTAATGAGCCAAAGCGCAGTTTCAATCTCATCTGCAAACATATAAGAATCAATAGTGGCAATATAAGCATCCCAATCAAAAAATTCAGGACGACCAATGTTCTTTGGATCAGTTTTGTCGAATGGGATTAAAGCCATTACAGATCCACCATTTTTCCATAATCATCATAAAGCGTGTGTAGCTCTGACAATTTATCTTCATTCAATGATTTTTGTTTTTTCTCAATCCATTTATTGAATATCTCATTGGCCGTTGCAATAGAAACGTAGAGGATCATTTGATCTTTCTTCTGATCAAAAATAGCCTCTTCTGCATCGCGCTTTTTAAACAATTCAATCATTTTTCACCGGCCATTTGTAAGCCACCACTTGATCGTGACCAGCTCTGTTGCCAGATAGATTAAAAATAGATGCCTTTATGGAATTGGACTGATTTCCACCAATACATTCTGCAATGTGCTTTGATTCATCAATCCACTTACTAAAAAATGTAACATGATTGCCACCACTTGGATGTCTCATAACTAAGACACATCCAGGGATAGCGTAGGCCAACTCTATACCATATTTAGCAAATGAAATGGCTGCAGCAGAATTTGTGCCTTTATATCCATTTGTATTAAGAAATGAATTTACACAAGCCGCACACCATGGCGTCTCATCGCTATTGGTTTTGTAAGTGGTGTATTTAAACATCGCCACAATGACTGAATTAGCGGCGCGTCCTGCAATTTCTTTTACTTTGCCAACTTGTTTTTTTATTCCCAATTCGCCGTCAAACCATGGGCGTATGGAGAAATCTATCGATTCAGATGCCATTTTTTCACCTCATTTTGAAATAGCTGCCATGTTGGATACTCGCCAACGGCATTTGTGTGCTTAAACCATTTTATGATTAGAGTGTCCCAATCATTTATTCTAAATGCTAATTTAGAAATAAAATTAGGCAATATATTTCTCGCCACTATACAAGAGAGCATGTGATTTCGAGTGATGTTAGATAGCTTATGCCGCCATAGAAAAGAGCTGATCAAAAGCTGAATATCTAGGATTGGCAAAATGAGGTTAGCGTACCATGGCTGAAAAGCTCTTAGCCATAAAGCCCATACATCTGGGCCAGTCAGATCTGGCAGTTTCCATGGTGTTACCATTTGGCCATTAGCTCTTGTGTTCCAGGCAAATATTAATCCTCTTCTCAAATGAGCTTTAAATACTCTCTTAGCCATACTTTTATATACGCCAGTTGAGAAATAGCACAAAAGCGGGATTAGCTGATCACGGGAGCATCTATCAGCTTGGCCGTACCATTTTGTTTTATCTGGATGACGTAATGGTACGCCCTCATTGTTCATAAACATCAAAAGCTGAAGCCGCAAATAAAGTGGGTCAATAAATTCTTCGTCAAGGATTGGCGATAAATCATCGAAGGTTAAAATGGTGCATACTATGGCGAGGCTATCGCCACCATCAAATGCGTAGTCACCATCGGCAGAATAAAAATCAAGTTTGCATCCAGGGATGCCGTCTGCATCGATATATCTTGGGCGATTCAATGAGTGCTCGCTATCATCGCCCATACAAATCCAAACGTTAGTATTAAAATGACGACAATGGCAGCTAAACCAATAACAAGCGGCTTATTCATTTGTTTTATCCCCAGTGTTTTCAATTACTTAGTAGTTTTCGACCGAATCTTCCAGGCGTTCACGATTGTAGTGCATGATCGCCTGCTCTAATTCAGTCTTACCCTTAAGCTTTAATATTCCATGGGCGTCATATTTCAAGTCTTTTAATGGATCGAATTTATATTTCACAAGAATTCGCCATCTGCTCCAATATTGGCGTCTTGTCTTTGGCCCATGAAAATGATGTTCAATTCTTCCAGGTGTGTAACCCACATGAGCGCCACATGCATATTTTGCTTTTGTTTGCCATGCCTTTGCCGCATGTTTATATCCGTCTGTAACTTCAGGATTCATGGTATCAATGACCTTACCTAAACAGGCCCATGCCATATGGTTATCGCCTGCTCCTAATATGGCAAAGTCTAATAGCTTTTCTATGTTTTCATAAAAGTACCTAGTACACGCCCATGCGAAACCAGTGTGGCCATACTTATGATTGTATGGATTGTTACCAGATGGAGCTTGAGGAATTCTTTTTGCACATAGGTAACCAAAGCTTTGAAAGTGTTTATGAATACCACCATCAAAAGTAAGATCAACGGCATCTGACCATGGCTGTACAATTTTATAGTGCTGTAATTGGTGAAGGGTTTCGGTAGCCCAATTGTGATTACGAAATGAAACATCACAATCCACCCACGCCATGTACTTCCAATTTTTGGGTAGTAAATATCTTACACCTAAATTAATTAGGTTTTCTTTTAGCCAAATCTCAGAGTGAATGTGAAAAGCTTTATAGCTGTATTCGCCGTTTTCTGGTTTACATTCTGGATGTCTATCGCCATAAACGCCCTCAACCACATGCAAAGTTACATTTGGCGTATCCAGCATTTCTTTAACCCATCTTTTAAAGAGGCGATAACGCGAATTAAATCTTACAGGATTAGTGATAACGCCGATGACGTGTAATGTTTCTTCAGATCTTACGCACTTATGCTTAATGTGATTAACGATATGCTCAAACATGCAGTCCCCTTATTTTAGTTGTACGCTTTAGCGTATAGACTAATCACATATTCGAGATGCTGCAATATTTGCGCGATGGTTTATTTTTGTTTTTCTAAATAAGCTTTGGCGCGTTTATACCAATCGCGGTCAGCGCACTCTTCAATGTCAATAACCCGACTAAATCTATCAAAAATATCTTTAAGCAACCCTTCCGCCGTGTCTTCTTTTTCAATCGGCTTGATGTCGATGAGTAGGGCTGTGTGCGTATCTTTGTTTTTCTGTGCAAACAATGTCCCGCGATGCTGAGTTATGCTCCAGTCTAAATTATCTGGATAGCCACCAGACCCATACACCCTCACCCCACGCTCTTGGAGTATGCGGTTAGCGATAGCCGCTGCGCAGCCGTTAATGCTCATTTGTGCTGGGTATCCCTGAAAGTTAAAATCCTCAGGCTTAAAAAACCCATATTCCTTATCTGGCATATTTCTCCCGTATTCCTTATTTGGATTAAACTGTCTCTCATTTTGGACATCTTTTTCAAATACTCTGGCTTGGGCAGAGGTTTCTGGTAAAGTCATTTTCCTAATCGCTTCAGCATTGGCAACGATAGCGTCAATGCGGTCGACTGAAATATAGCCACCCGTGCTTACTGTACTACCAGGTAGTACACTTGCTGGATCATTAAAGAACTTCCATGCTGGGCTTTTTAAATTACTAGTACGCAAAAACGTCTCAAGTGGCGTTTCCGGAGTGTGGTCCGAATTAGTCACAACTCACCTATAATGATCCAGCCCAAGCCAATACGCACAACCAGCTCCCACGCATATGTTGCGCAAGTCAGCTGATCTAGCTCTGGATGATACAAAACGATGTCACTCATGCGAGCCTTCCAATGCTTGGTGAGCCAAATCACGCAAGAAAAGAATATCGTCATGCTCACCTTGATCGGGTCCGTTCGCTATACGCCCAAGCGCCGCTTTGTAACGGTCGCGCTCCGCTTTCATGGCGTCGAATCCAGCGTCATAGCCTGCGCGATAGTCGTTGTACCGTTGTATGTTGACAAGCTCGCCAGACTTCATTCGTATGTTGGCGTATTCGTTCGCTAGCTCATCGCGCTTTTTTTCACACTCCCGCGCCTTCGTTTGGTCACTCATCGCCCGAGCCTTTCGTGGGGGGTTTGTGTGTATTATGATCGCATCCGAAGTGCCATATTGAGGACCCGCTCCAACTGCCAATAACTTGTTCGTTCCACTTAAATCCTTTGCGGCAGAATGTGCAGCGTTCAAATGCCCAGCGATACAGTTTCTGCCATGGATGTATTTGAATTCTCCAATGCCAAAAGTGATAGCGCGGATGCCAGCGCAGTCGTGTCTTCTTTTTGAGCTGCCAATAAGCGTCCTTTACTGGCTGAAACCTAATGTGGCCTTCATGATCAGGATAAAAGGGGCGATTATCTAAAACTGTCTCCAGTCTCCGAATCGCTTCGCCCAAAGCGTCGAGTTTAGGGCTTCTCTTTTTTTGTCCGAACCAGTCACACGAATTGTCGCTTCCATCGGAGCATGGATCTTTGTGCCAAATTGTGATGAAAGTATCTCGATAGCCTTTCGGGAAAAACTCAGACGGCTTATTGCGCCAAGGGTACTTGATTTCGATTGCAACACTCAATGGATCGAACATTACCCACCCACCTCATCCAAGCGGCGTTTAAGCGCGGCGAGGGCTTCACATATGGCAATTTCTGCATCATTAGGATTTTTATAGCCGATCTTAGTCCACTCTTCGACTGCTTTAACTAAAGCTACAAGCTCCTTGAGGACTGGGCTGAGACGCTTATTCTCTGCGCGGCGACCATGTTTATACTGATTGTTGGTCTTTGAAATTTCGCACAACTCAAACTCCAAAAACTTCTCGAGCTGTTGGGGGAGGGTCATGAGCAATACAAGTCCGCTTCAGCGGCTCGCCTCTTCGTCAATCCAGCAAGTACTTTCCCACCTGCGTGGTTGTAATGCCCAAACATATCGTGAACGGCCGCTACTGAATCCGGCACATTATCATTAACCATTTCTAAGAGCTTAGACTTCTTCAAAAGCCCAATCCCGCAATTATAAGCGAATGATAAAAGCGCACAGAACTGATTATCATTAACATCGACTTTCAAAAGCTTTTCTAAAGCAGCGCTACGCTTTACTAGATCGTCCTCTAAAAGAGCTAAAGCCTTTTCTTTTGTGATAACTGTACCAGCCTTAACCCATGCGCCCGTTATGCCAAACCCGATCGTCCAGATGCCAACTGGGTCTTTATAAGCTTTAAGGCGTAATCCCTCGAACTTCTTAATCAATTCAACTGCTGGTTTCAAATTTCTCATTTAAATCTTACTCCTAAAATTAATAGTGCCTTCGTTAAGAGTTTTTAACTCAAGCTCCAGTTCATCAATTTTATTATTCAAAAACAAAATTTCTTTTTGCTGCTCTTCATGTTCTCTTAAAAATCGACTAAAATCGTTTTGCCCTACAGCAAATACATTAGCTTGAGTGGCATCTAATTGCTTTTTCAATTCTTCATTTTCACTTTTCAATGAAGCAACAATTGACAGATCGCTCGTAAAATCTTTTTCTTCTGGCTCAAACCAAGATTCAACTGAATAATAGATGTTTTTTACAGTCCACCACAAAATCTGAATTCCAAAATATGCAAGCCAAAAACAAAAGAGCCACCGCAATACTGACATTCCAAGTGGCTCGTTGCATATTTCAACCGGATACGCCGTCCATGAATTTCTTAACTCATCCATAATCTTTTAAGCTCTAATCTGCCAAAGCTTTATCTAAATCACTATCGTCATCAGAATGCGACAAATCTAATGGCTGAATTGAAGCTAATTGCGCTGCTTCATCTGCAGTGATTGGATTTTTCTTTTGGTTAACCGCCGTCACTAAATATTCAGTATCAGTTGCGCCAGAACCTTTTCGCTTAATAATGATTGGCGACTCTTCCAATGGATACTGCTCATTTACTTCAAACAATCTTTTATAAAGCTCTGCGCCTTGCTCTAAAACCTTTGGCGTGTACGTGCCACCATTTTTTACAGCAAATGTAACTCGAAATCTAAATTTAGCTCCCTCAACACCTTTTGACGATTTCTCATAATACTTACCGTTAAATTTAGCGTAGTAAGTGTAAAATTCGCCGATGATCATGCCTTGAGCGCTATCGCCGTCTTTTAAAATAAGTAAATCTTTTTTCGATTCTTTGCCTGGTAGTTTTTCCATTTTCATTTCACTCTCCCTTAATTCGTTTTAGTGTTTTATGTAAAAGTAAAGCGGCTTTAAAGCCTTTAAAATCTAACTTAAAATCATCAAAGTACTTGGCTTCAAATTCGCCAGTCGTCTTATCAAATCTGATAACCCATCTACCATCAAATTTGTGCCCTAATTGCTCTTCTAAAGCTTGTTGGTAAGCGGCGGTTTGAAATCGCATTTCAGGATAAATTCCAGATGACGTTTTAAAATCGCCAACTACGGCTTTTCCATCTATTTCAGCCACCAAATCGCAAGTGCCGGCATAGTAATAGTTTTTAGAAAAAACCATCTGCTCACTCGCCAAAAGCTTTACGTCATGGGCGTCTAACCATTTGTGAAATGCCTCAGCTCCCATTTCAGCTTGCGGCGTTTTTAATTTAGGCAAAGGCTGATTCTTTAAATAACATTCGGCGTATTCGTGCACATTGGTGCCGATGTCTGCAGCGGCTTTGCTTAACTTCTTATTCGCCGACCAACTTTCACGATGGATGACGTGATAATCAGTGCGGCCTGCTTTTAATTGTTCAAGCCAATAGTCGCGTGTGACTTTGATGTACCAATTATTTAAGGACTCTTTAGCAATGACCTTTAAAATAGTGGTAACTCCGGGTACAGGAACGCCGTCCATACGATACACATGCTCTTCGGCATCAAAAGTTAGCCCTGCATAATTATTCATTCTTTAATAACCCCATCAATCATGTGGCGAATTTTGTCGGATGTCTCTTCAGACATTTGATGCATATCCTTATGCAATGTAATTAGAGCGTGTGCCACTTCTGGTCTGCGTCTTAATTCTTCGATTAGCTCATTCACTGATGCTTCTGGTAGCTTTTTTCGCCTTACCTTTACTTTTAGCTTTTCCATATGCGTATTCCTCCAAACACTTGGTTAAATAACTTTGCATAGTTTGCTTTTCTTTAAACATTTTAGACTTTGCGTAAATAAATAAGTCCATATCAATTTTTATTTGCACATACTTATCATATTTCATAAGCTTGGACCTCGAATCATAAAACCATGTTACTAGGAGAATAAAAATGACATCAAAAACAAAAAAAGCCAAGAAAACAATGACCAAGACTCAAAAAATGACACCTAAGCAAACGCCAAAAACCACTCCGAAAAAGACAACGACAAAAAGCAAA